GTTGATCCCAGCGCCCGGCAAAACGCCCCCACCTTGGGGACTTCCTGCACTATTAACATTATCACCTCCGGCAGAGGTCGTTTGCATTCCTGAAGCTTCAGGCAACAAACCAGTAGCGAGCATCACCGCCTGACCAATCTGAGCACGTACAAGATCAAGTGCTCCTTGATCAACCGCATCATCCATAAGTTCGTCAAAGATTTCAATCATCTTTTCGTTCGGGAACTCTTCACCAAGTGCTTTCAACGCACCCTTCTTAGACTCCAAACCAAGAGCCATTTTAGACTGAACTTCATTGAGTTTGATAAGAGCATCCACAGGCAAAGGCTCTGGCCAATGGATTGTTGTCTTGTACGTGTTGGGATCAGTCGGATCCAATTGTGGCAGTTGGTCTGATTCTGGTTCAGCAGATTGCGTTGGGTCATACATCAACAACTGTGGTTCAAAAATTGCAGCAGTGCGAATAACGATTTCGTTAAGACGCTCAAGACCCTGCGTAAAGTGAGTCTTTTTCATCTGGTAACGGTTCATTAACGGCTGATATTGGATTGCCAAAGCCACACCACTGGTGTTTGAGACAGGTTGAAATTGTCCTAACGCGGTTTCAGGAACGCCAGTAATTTCGTGCATTGCTCGCTTAATCAGCTGAATGTATTCCAAAGCACCAGACATTTCTCCTCGAGATTCAAGGTTAAATACTTGTGCGTCTTTGGGCAAACCCGCCCAAACTTTCTTAGGACCACGCTCAAGCTGACTTGCCTTAGCACCGGTAATAATGGTGACAGGAGCCGCGTGATAGTTAATGATGTCAGATACTTCCGTCATCTTTTCATTAAGTTCTCGATTAAGTTGAATAATGTCCCAAATGTCTGACTGTCCCCAGGGCGATGATGTAATCGTTACGTTGGGGATGTGCACAACAGGAACCATTCCCAAAGCATTTGGGTATTCGTCAATCAACTCATCGTTGATGTATTGCTGAACAGATCCATCAGTAAGGATTTCGGTAAAGGTATACACCTGACGAGTTCCTTCTGGGGATGTGCCCCAAAAGCGATACTTAAGTTTAAAACGGATTAGACGCTCACGGTCATGCGGGTGATATTCAGGAAAACAATGCGCTGGGTTAAGCGGAAGGATTCGAATACGACCAGCACGTGGCATTCCAGCGGCATCAACATACGGTTCGTCATAAGCAACCTTGACAAAACAATCACCAGTTACCGATGCAAGTTGCCCCATTTGCCAAAGCAAATAATGCTTATTGTTGTGGTTATCCCACACTTCATGCAGCAACCTTGGAATGATCGCTTGGTTTTGTTCCGGAACTTTAAACTGAACACCTTTACCAAAACAAAAGTTAGTAATAAAGTCCGACATTGTGCGAACGTAATTCATCGTTACGTTGTTGTCACCCATCTCACGACGGTATGACCAGTGGTGTCCGAGATACCATGCCCACGCAGACGAGTAGCGGTTCAGACGTGGGCCATGAACTTCAAACTCTTCATCAGCAAGTTCCACCAGACCCAATGGGCTGATGGCAACAGTTAAGTCGCTAGATGCCGCCCGATAAGACGGTGACCAAAAGTCAATAGGCATTAATTAACCTCGATTAAGAAGCAATTACTTCTTCTTTTTTGCAGGGGCTTTCTTAGGTGCTTCGCTCTTCTTTTTATCCTGCTCAACAGCAGCAACTGCAAGTTTCACCAAAAGGGCAGTGTTCTTGTCACCAATCTTGGCTGACAGGAACGACAGACCAGCGGCAACCACTGGAAGCGCCAGAGCAACCAGCTCAGTGGACACGTTTGCCTTAAGGGCAACGTAGGTAAGAACACCAAGAACAGCGCCCTTGAGGGCAGCATCTTGATGTGACTTTTTCAAATTGTTCATATGATCTCCTAACGGTTCTTAAATTATACAGGTTTGGTAGGTTTTTTGGGAATATCTGATTCTTGCACATAAGTGTGATAAGGCGCACCTGTGTACGGATCAAATTTAGCAGCTGCGGCTAATGCCTTCATTGCATGTTTTTTGGCCAATCCCAATGATATCTTTGTTTTTGTCTGTAGGGCGTGTAAAGCCCCCATTGCGTATTGAGCCCCAGTCCCAAGCCCATAAACACCGTTAAGATCTGAATACCATGAGTAGTCGCCTTCAATGGTGTAAATGGTTCCATTTACCGCAATAATAATTGATGAACCGTGTTCGGCAATGTGTTCTTTTTCGTCATTGTCTGGTGCTGCATAGCCATGGGATTCAAAGCACTCACGAAGGGTTGGAATAAATTTAGTCGTAATAAACTGGTCAAGCTTTCTACCGCGGGTTCGTGGTGGCGGAGCAGGGGGCTGAAAAGCATGGTGTAGCAGGTTAATTGCCCTCACATCCCCGGCAGCCCCAAGCAAGTATTTACCGTTTACTGCCACCTTACCGGCGTTTTCCTTTAGCGTTACCAGTTGGGTTGCGTAACCGTCATCTACAAAATCGGTTACTTGTGAATCTGTGCAAATAAGCGCAAACCCATCGCCCTGGATTCCAACAATGGTTGTCATTTCTTCTTCTTTGTCTCAATGACCTTTGCATCTAGTTCGACATTTTCGTACATTGCCCAACCACTGTAAATTGGGATTACTTCGTATCGGAATCTGTGCTCGTCACTTGTTTCGTACGTAACCACACCAAAACCCTGTTGCCAATTCTCATAACGAGTGAGGGGGCGTCCGTCAAGATCCACGCCACCTTTAGTAGATGGTACTGCACCGTCAATCCGAGCAAGACAACCTGGAGAAGCAGCCATGATAGTGCGAGGTCCAGAAAAATCTTCACGAGTTTTAAACGCAGTTTCAATGCGGTGAATATGTCCATAGATAACGCTTGTCTTTTCGTTGTTGAGGTATACGTGGGCAGTGGATCCAGAGGACTTTACGCGGTCTCCGTGAATGACACGAAGTTTTTCGTTAATCCAATAGTCTGACGCTGGGTAGCCGGGTCGGTACTCAACGCCATACTCCTCCATTCTGCACAAGTACGGAACAGTGAGCACCGGCCACGAATCAGGAATGTTCCCTTTTCGAAGTCCGTAGGCGGCTGCCGCATTTGTCAACAGATATTTTGGCATGCGTTCTTCATGATTGCCAGCAAGCCACACAATCTTGGCTTTTGGAGCAGCTGCTCGCATTTGAGCGCAGAAAGTAGTTGCCCTGTCAATTGCTGCTTGCGTGGTCTGCTGGTATGCCGGGGTAGTCAGGTACTTACCCATTTCAGGCAAGTCAAGGTTGTCACCTACACAAACAACAGTTTCTGGTTGAATCATTTCAATAGCGGCCATCACTACGGCAATGGCTTTTTCATCATGTGTTGCATGAAGTTGCCCATCTTTACCACGGTAATAACCAATCTGTGCATCTGGAACAATCACATCTTTTTGAAAAGAACTCTTTGGCTTTTTTGATGCTTTTTTCTTTTCAATGATTTGAACCGGGCCACGTTGGATTACAGGCCATTCAGGGCCCTGTTCCCATTTTGGCGAGAATTGAATTGCAGCAAGATCCTGTACCTCTGCTTCATTCTGGTCGTTCTTAAACATTTGTTGATACAAGGAAACTTGCTTAATGTCTCCAATGTCTTCAAGAGAAATGTTTTTTCGCTCCAACATTTCAGCAATCTTGCCCAACATCTTTTCCTTTTGTTGGGTCTTAGAAATTTCATTGATTATGTTCGACACAGGAGCACTCCTTGTTTACGTGGCGTTGAATTGCGGAAACACTAATGTTTATTCCATTTTTTCGCATAATGCGTGACAACCACACAGAGCTATACGTTTTACCGTGACCGCTTCCTGTGTCTTGTCTAATTAGAGAAATGGCATCATGCAATGCTTTTTGTTCGTCCTTGTCTTTCAAGGCGTTCACAACTTTTACAAACTTGCATTCACGATGCGAGCTTTTTGGGGCCGCTTGCAGATCAGAAAGTAAAGAGCTCTTAGGCATGGCTCTTCTTTTTCTTTGCGCGTCGGTCTGTTAGTTCTTTCTCAAGTCGATTGATAAGCGAGAAAAGATTCTCTTCATCAACCGATCCCGGATAAACTTTGCGTAAGAAATAGATTATAAGTTTGAGGTCGTCAGTGCTCACGTAATCAACTCTACCCCATCAGGGGCAGTGTGTCAATTACCCAAGAGCCTTCCAAACCCTGTTATTGCAAATTCCATTTTCCTGTAATCCAACAGACTTTTTAAAAGCGTTTACTGCCTTTACCGTGTTGTCAGTAAAGTCTCCGGTGATTTGACAAGCAAAACCTTTAGCAGTAAGTTTGGACTGAAGTTCCTTAACTTTTGGACCCTTGTCACCCTTGCCCAACTTGCCATCATCATCTGACTGTCCCTCAAGAGCAGCGCCCGGAGGCGGGGGCGTAATGTTGTTTTTCTGCATGTATTCAGCAACAGCCGGAGGAGGGGTCGAGCCTTTTACATAGCGCAAATGCCAAGGTTCTTCTGGAACGACTTCCCAACTAAATCCAAAATTGGCAACGTTGTCAATAAGCCATTTCAAACGCTTTGGTTCAGCAGCAGTATGCACATCAACGGCAATTCCCAAATTATGTTGAGAGGAGCCGGGCGCAGCAAGGCTGGCAAGTTTTGGATCTTTCTTAAACCATTTAACACCTTCAAATGTTCTCGTTGCATTGCCGTTTGGTTCTTTGGTATAACGCTGTTTAAACGCCGCGAGTTGTGACTCGTATGTTCGGTAGGTGTCTCCGGCTGAAACTGGCTTTAGTTCAACGCCATCAGCCTTTGCCTTTTCCACCATTGCAGCCCACGCCGCTGCGGCGAGCCAATGCAATTTGCCACCACCAACAGCTGGTCGAAGTAGCGATTCTGGCAATTTGCCGGGCTGTACACCCTTCAAGTCATCCGGCAATTTAACCGGAACAATGTAATTCCAAGCTACTTTAGACATCGCTATTCTCCGTATCTGTTTCTTTGTTTTCTTGAGTTCGACCAGTTGAGATCATCAAGCCTGCCAATGTTCATTGCCTGCACTTTCAGTTTCTTTTTCGGAATCTACCCTTCTTGG